ATGAGGTGGGTTAAGTATTTTTTTGCCGCATTGGGCTACCTTGTGGCGTTCTGCATACTGATGACCTTCTTTACCCAAGTGATTGACAGCTATGCTACAGGTGAACAGATAGAAGGTTTCGCTCAATTTTGGGGAGTACATGACATAGAAGGAACGCTAGACCTTTATGTCGATGCCTCACTAATTATTTCAGGTTTAATATCTATTCTGGTAATCCTGCTGTGTCGCATTTATATCCGACGACATTTAAGATCATCAGACTAAAATACTTAGCAATTAGAATACAACGCCCACCAGGGCGTTTCTTTTAGCTAAACTCCGACCAATGCTCAACCATTCCGAAATGTAATTCTGTATCACCTATTTTCAACGTAGCTCCGCGGCTTAATGCCTCCAGCTCCCAGCGCGCAGCAGTGATGTTGCTTTTCATCAATTCTCGCTCAATTTCAGGCAAGCGTGCCCGTTCTGCTGCCGTCAATCTTGCCGATGGGGCAATATCGCGGCCTTTTGTGGGGTCAAAAATTCGCTGCGCCTTACTGACTCTCGGCGTTTCCTCCCCTATGCGCGCCACAATCGCCCTCACGGCGGCGGTGTCTGTCCAGTCAATAACTCGCAGATTGCCAGAACTAAATGGTGTAGCGGTGCTCTCAACCTGACAACCACGCTAATTTGTAGCCTGTTTGATTCCATCGAACCCACAGTTATTGACAGGACTCCAAGGCGCGCCGGAGGCGTTTTTGCGGTCAAAACCTCAGAATCAACGGCAGAAGCAACGATGCGCCATTGTGTTGAACGCGTTTCATATACATATGATTCGCCGAGGTGGGGCGCGAAAAAGCCCACAACCTTTTTCACTTCTTCATCATATGCATTCAGCTCATTTGCAACGCGACGTGCTACACGGACAGTCTGATCGTCACTAGGAAAATTAGCGCCGATCTGGGCAGTCATGTACGTCAGAACTGACGTCATCGGCTACGCCCTATACAGCAGTTAATTAAAACGGCCTTCAGATTTGGAGGCCGTTTTTTTTCACCAGTCCTGATGACAGGAAACTCGCTCGAAAGAATACCCTGCTAAGCGGGGTATTCTTATGCTGCCGCCCGCTGTTCTTTAGGGGGCTGGAGTTGGTCCCACCTCGCCTGTGCTGTCTGCATAAAAGAAGGCTTAGCGTAGGATATTCTTCGTTTCCCGGGCGGACCCCATCATAGCCCTCTGGAGTAAGGCAAGAAAAAAGCCACCTGCGGATGCGGGTGGCTTAGGTGAGTGAATTCAGATTGTTATCAGAAAGCGTAACGCACCTTAACGGCAACGCTTTGGCTGAAGAAGCTGGAGCGTTGCTCTGAATCGTACTGAACGGTGCCGTCCAGTTGGTCAGTGAACTTGGCGGTCACGCCTACACCTGCCATCCCAATCCACGGGCTCTGCTCCATGCTCTGGTAGGTGATCGGGGTATCAGGGCTGCCGGTAAATGCGATTCGGTTGGCGCTACGGTAATTGATGGTGTCATACCCCACACCAGCCGTCGCATGCACATTCACAATGTCAGACACCTGTAAACCCAGCTTGGCTTTGGTGGAAACAATCATCGCTTCAAGGGTCTGCCCATCCACATCCAGGCTCAGATCGCTGGCATTTTTCTCGGTGTAACCTTTGTCCTTGATACTGTAGTAGTCGCCACGCACTATCGGCGTCAGGGTCAAATTGTCAGTCAGATTAAAGATGCTCTGTAAACCAAGGCCTGCCTGCACGTTATGGCTGTCATAGCTGGAACGCGCCACGCCGCCAAAAGCCAGGTCAGATGAAGACGGGTTAATGATGTTCAGGTAACGATTACCGTCAACGGTGTCGCGGCCGTAGCCCGCTTTCCAGGTCAGGGATGTGGCCGGGGTGAAGTCAAAGCTGCCATAAAGCAAAGTATTCCAGCTTTCAATCTGCGCATCATGGCGGAAATCGTCTGAAGTATCCTTCACATCGGTGCGGCTGGTGCCCACTGCCACGCCCACGCGAACCTGTTCTAATACCGGCACATCGGCACCAATGGCGATACCGCGAGTATCAGATTTATAACCATCCAGACCACCACGTTGTTCCTGGTTATCCCAGCGACCTACCGGTCTGATCCATAAGTACTTTTCGGGATTAAACTCTTCGTATTGACCAAACTCACGCACGGAGTCCTGACGTGAGTCCACGATATCGCCAAAGGCACGCGCATTATTTAACTCGGCATAGGGCAGCATACCGTTCATCAACGGCCCTAACTGCACCACGTTACGGTAAACCTGTTGTGCATTGGATGAGGACGTGATGGCACAGACCGTCGCTCTTAACGCGCCAGAGCAATAGCTGGACTCGTTACCGTTGCCGCTGGTTTCTGGGGTTGTGCCGGGAATAGTATCCGAACCAGTGCCTTCGCCAGCGGAAGTTGTTTTGGCTATAATCTGGTCGATAGCGCCACCGATACGTGAAGCCGTCGGTGAGGCGGTTTGTGTGGTGACCGCTTCTTTTACGCTGGTAAGTCCCGTATCGACGATGCGTAATGAGTAACTCGTGGGTGTCAGCTCCTGCACAAACTGGAAGCGCAGAGAGTCATCAATCACCGATGTCGGTGTGCCCACAATACTCGGGGCGGTAACCACATCACTCAATACATCACCATTGCTAAAGTCCAGGCTACCATTGGTGACCACAATGGTATTACCCGCCAGCGATGCCGTTCCGCCAACCTGCAGTTGCCCATAATTCGTGGCATTCTCAGCCTGCAGAGCTAAGAAGGCATCTGAAGACTGGCTGTAGTTGGCGACTCGTGAAGGGGAATTATTATTGAGCAAATCAAACAGACCACTGTTGCTCATATTCGTTGTGGGAGCATCAACCCTGCCAATAATAATGCCTTCATTATTGATGCCGTTAGTCACGGTGCTGGTTTCACTGACACGGATCGCATCCCCTTCGATTGAACCAATAACGCCGCGGTTAAGCAGTAAATTGGTTCCGCTGGTATCGTCAAGGGTAATCCCTCCGCGCCCGGCAGCAATAATCCCATCGTTGATAATGCGTGAAATTTGCGCGTTATCCTGCAACGCAATGCCGCTATCTGCCGCTTCAATTATCCCGGCGTTATCAATGGTACCGGTTGAATCACGGCTAAAGTTAATACCATCGTCAGTCTCAGAATAGATCACACCTGAGGAGCTGTTTACCACCGCGACGTCGTCAGCCGTCGTTGTGGCCGTATCAACGAAGATACCGGAACCGCTCGGGCCGTTTGCTGTGATGCTTCCGCTATTGTTAATTGTGATGTTCCGGCTCTCTCCTGTTACCCAGATACCATGGGATTGAGCACCGGTAGTGGTAATAACTCCACTGTTATTTAAGGTGCTATTGCCGATGTTTGCATCTAACAGGATCCCTGAACTGACGTTCCCCGTTGTACTTAACTGTCCATTATTGGTAATCGTGCTATCAAAAACACCAGACAGATGGACGGCGTTGGAATTGCTGCCCGAAGTGCCTACAAAGGCGTCGTTGATTAATGTGAACCCACTGAGGGTTTCTAAAGCCACACCATCACTGGTGATAGCGTCTGTTGTAATATTGCCCTGGTTTTGAAGGCTGCTGGATGAGGTAGTGAAATAAAAAGCAGGCGTATCCTGTGCAGTAAGAGTAATTTGCGTACGAGGAATAATCGTCGCTGTGATACCACTTGCATCAGTAAAGGATTGCTGCGTATTGATTATTCCATCACAGATTATGCTTACGTCATTCCCCGCTGCGGGGCTACAGGCTGCCAGAGCATTCACAGGATTAAATAACCCATAGCTGCCAGCGATCCCACTAAAGAGAAATAACTTCATTTTTTTTTTCAAATATTTATCCTTCCCCAGAAAATTAATCATTAAAAATAATGAGCAAAAACGGTGCAGAACCGCCTCATAAGTAATGCTCACAGATAATATTAGGCGGGGAAACGATAATAGCCAGCCAAGGGGACTATTGATTATATTTCGGATGGGGTAACGATATTCCAGGGAGGTAATCGTTGATTTTACCGACGCAGTCATTTACCCGCCCCGACTCAGGCCAGCATCGATTCCAAAGATACACCGCAAATAACTCATTGATTTATAGTGATCGCGTTGTAAGTGCAGGAAAAAAAAATGGTAAAAAAGGCACATTTTTGTGCCTTTGAAATAGATGTTAACTATATGAATTAAATGGATTTATTCATTTCAGTGTCCACGCATTGACCACATCGACAACTAAGCCCCGTTTATTCGGGGCTTTTTCTTTAGTGCATCTGGAATGACTGCTGACTGTTTTTGTCCGGATGCAACTGCACAGCGTGAACTGTTCCTGGCTCAACAATGATGTCTGCAATGGACTCATGAGTTTTAAACGTGCAACTGCAATTGATGTTCTGACACTGGTGATAACGCTCTTTGGTATTGATGCTCAGATAACGACTGGAACGTGCGTGTGCGGCGTGCTGACATTTGGGGCAGTGCATCATAATAATCACCATGTAATCACTTTTAATCAGATACAGTCATTGTATGCATTCTTAATTATCATACATCCGGTATTACAATGATTTACATACGCCAGATTCAATCAGAGCTTTCATCCGGTGTCCCCTGATGAAACACCATCTGCCAATCGTAGTTTTCTGAGTAAACCCAAAGAGATGAACGCAGTGCCCGACGACAGCCCGCTTTTCCCCGGGTACGGTAGGTAAGAATTACATGGGTTCTGTCGATCTCAATAAGGGAATAATTAAAACCGAAAATTTCAGGCGCATCAGTCTCTGAAAGCAGCGATTGAATAACTTTTTCGCGGTTAACGAGGTGCCCGGAATAAGTTATTTCCGTGAAATTAGAATGTAAGACCCTGTCCAGCCACATTGGGTCATGCCTTCGCACTGTATGCAGACTGTCTTCAAGTGTTTTAATTTTATCTAAAAGCATCACAACCCTCCTGATAACGGCACCCATCAAACTCAATGATAGTGATGTATTTTTAATTAATCCCCTTCATTTCCAATCGCCTCATAACTCACATCCGACAGCAATACCTCCAGATTCAACGTCGTCACAAATCCGCTGCCGCCCAGGCTGTGCGTCACCTTACTGATTATCCATGGCTGCGCGTCGATCACGGATTTAAAGCCGGACACGGCAACCGGCGTCTCAGGAAATAAATCCGCACGCCCGCGCGCCAGGGAGATCGAGAATTCCGCGACGCCGCGCTGGAGTTTGTCCCACTTCGCCTGGGCTGCACGCATGGCTGCTTTCTGCGTGGCGTAAATGGTGGTCAGGTTAAACACGTTGTCTTCACTGCCCGCCAGGTAGTCCCCTTCCTTTGCCTCCGGCGTTTTCTGCACTTTCGCGCTGGTCTTTTTGGCCTTCGGATGTTGCAGGGCGCGCAGGTACTGCACTTTCGGTTTCCGCTGTACCTTCACCTTTTTCGGCTTCGGGTCTTTGGTATGCAGCCAGTTTGCCGACACGCCGGTATAAGCCCCACGGTCAGCAATATTAAACGTGTGTCCGTCGCCGTCGCTGCGGATGATCGTCATCTGTGGGATCGGCTTCCCGCTTGCCGTCTTTGCTGCCCCAGGCTTGATAAACAGCAAATTACCGGCCTTGATGGCGACAACCGCGCCGTTCAGCTCCGCCAGGCGGGTAATAAATTTCGCGTCGGTTTCCTGGGTCTGGTCGATATGCGACACCGGCACATTCCTGAACGGCTCAGCAATCGCGGGTTTGAGATTGTTGCGCGCCGCCACTGCCGACACCACCGCCTCCAGCGTCGTGTCGTGATAGGAGTTGTCGCGGCGGGAATTCAGGCTGCCACGATAGTCCGCACTGCGGGCGCGTATGGTCAGCGTGTCCGGCGTGCCGCGATGCTCCACCTCGTCCACCGTGAAATCGCCTTTGTTCGTCAGCGCCTGGCCTTTCCAGCCCAGCGCAATATTAATCACCGCACCGCGTGGCGGCATGTCCAGAAGGCCGTCGGTGTCGCTCAGCTCGATGTCGAGCTGGTCAGCCTCAAAGCCGCGGTTATCAGTGAGCGTCAGCGATATCAGCCGGTTGCCGACGTCCTGGGTGATGTCTTTACCGCCGACGGTCACCGTGAAGTCCGGCGCAAACTGCGCACCGGCGCCGATGGTCATATCTGTAATCATAGCAGACCTCCCAGCTGACCGGTTAAGCCACCGGCCTGATCCAGCAGCCCGTCGGCCTGGGCTTTCATATCGCCGAACATCGCCGCCAGGGATTCATCGACGCGGGTCAGCGTCAGCGTAAATTCAATCCGGCGGGCGGCACCGTTGGAAAAATGCTCCGTATGGGTTTCGCTGACGCTGTTCACCACGAACATCCCGTAAATGGTGCCGCTGCCTTCCAGCAGAGGCCACGCCTTGCCTTCGTCAGCCATCAGGTTCAGTGCCAGCAGCGACAACTTCCCGCCGGTGATTTCCGGCATCAGCACGCCGGACAGGGTAATTTTTTCCTCATTCACGCCGAGGAACTGCGGCAGCGGGCGCAGGCCGACGCGGTTGTTTACCGGCCAGCGGTAATCCACATCGCGCTGCAAGCTTTGGTAAGGGACGGTCTGCAACTGAAAGACAAACAGCCCGAGGGTTAACATCATGCTGGGTTCTCCTTAATCGTTATCCATGCGGGAACGTTGCTGTGTGGCGCGGGCGCGGTCACGGGCTTCCAGCTCGGCGCGGATCTGACGACTGGTGTCCTGGACACCCAGACCGGCACCGGCTGAAATCTGATAGGTGTGCGTGCTGCGGTCGATATAGCTGCGGCCGCCGCCGACGGACACCGGTGCATAACCGCCGCCCAGCAGGCCGCCAGCCGCTGGCGTGACCGGCGCGGGGTTATCCAGCGGGTGTTCTGCCGGTGTCACATCGCTGTTTTGTTTCGTGCGCCGGTCAGCTTTGTCGGCTGCTTTATCAATGTCTGCGGATTCATCCTTGATGATGCCGAGTTTCTCCAGCAGCCAGACCACGCTGCTGCGCAGCTTATTCGCCACCTGCAACGGTGCGGTCAGTGCGTTAGCGACCAGGTGACCAAACGACACCCCTGCATCTTTACAACTGTTCAGCGTTTCCTGCGTGGATTTCACCGGCTGGATCAGGTCTTTGAACCACTGCCACAGGACTTTGAGTTTATCCCCGAGCCAGTCAAACACCGGCTTAAGCGGCGAAAACATCTCTTTTACCGGTTCGAACGCAATCCCTAACCCTTCAATGACGCCCGCAAAGAAGGCGCTGATCGGCTCCCAGTACTTACGGATAAGCAGGGCACCGGCGACAATCGCCACGCCAATCGCGACAATCGGCAGCGTAAGCCCGCCGATCACCGTCGCTATCGCGCCGCCTACCGTGCCGAGAATTGTCCAGAGCGCACCGGCAGCGGCGACGATCAGATTGATGCCGCTAATCACCGGACCCGCCACCAGTCCAAACACGCCGAGCGCGCCAATAATCAGCAGCGCACCGCCTGCCACCTTGCCTAGCGTGGTCGCCAGGGCTTTATTGTTCACAATCCACTTATCCAGTTTCAGCACGTAGCCGGTGGCGGTTTGCACCAGTTTGCGCAGGGATGAATCCTGCTGGTCAAACAGGTCAGTGCCGACGGCTTCATAGGCGGACTGAAATTCCTTAAAGTCGCCGCCCAGGTTGTCCTGCATGGCCGCCACCAGCGCCTCGGTTTTGCCGTCAGATGTTTTGAATGCCTGAGTAAGTTTGTCGAGCTTGCCCGACGTTGCGCCGTCCATCAGCACCATCGCCGCCGAGCTGGCCTCCTCGCCAAAGATGGCCTTCATGTACTGCGCCCGCTGCGTATCACCGAGCTTGTTTTTCTCAAAGCTCTTTTGCATTTCCTTCAGGATGGTAAACAGCGGGCGCATGTTGCCTTTGCCGTCTGCCGTCTTCACCTTCAGCTCACCGAGCGCGGCAGCAGCGGTGCCCGTCGGTGCCTGTAAGCGGGTAATGACAGCGCGGCTGCCTGTGCCCGCCATTGAGCCAGTGATTTTGGCATCGGCCAGCGCGGCGGCCATCGCGGCAGTTTCTTCGACGCTGATACCGGCCTGCTTTGCCACCGGCGCGGCGTAAGTCATGGTGTCTGACAGCCCGTCAAAGGTGGCGGCAGATTTATTCATGGCCGTAGAAAGCACGTCGCCGATGTGCGCCACGGTGTCATTGGTCATGCCGAACGCGGACTTCACGCCCATCAGCAGGGTGGCGTTTTCCTCCATGGTGCGCTTGTTTGCCAGGGACAGATTCAGGATGGTCGGCGTCGCCGCCAGAATCCCGTCCTTGTCCGCGCCGGATTTGGCGACAATGATTTGCGCGGCGGCGGCATCGTCGGCAGACGCGGCGGTGTTGTCGCCGAGCTGCCGCGCCTGGGTGCGCAGCGCGGTCATGTCCGCGGAGTCTTTTTCCAGGCCAAGCGTCGCCTGCAATTCTGAGTTTTTCAGCGCAAAGTCATAGCCGGGCTTGAGCATCCCGGCACCGGCTACCGTCCCCGCCGTCGCAATGCCGACACCCGCAGCCCCTGCGCCGGTCACGCTACCGGCCAGTTGTTTACCGGACTGATACCGGCCTTTGACCGCGTTCAGTTTGGCCTGCTGCGCGCTCACCCGTGCCAGGGATTCACGCTGGCGGTTGAGCTGCGCGGTGGTGTCGCTGATGGAGGTTTTCAGGCGGCGTTCTGATTCAGACAGCGTGCGCGTGCTGATGCCCGCCTGGGTAAGTTCGGTGCGCTGACGCTGTACCGACTGCCGAAGCCCGTTGAACTGGGTCTGCAACTGCGCGGCGGTGCGCTTCGCGGACTCCATCGCCTGCGCCTGGGCGCGGGTCGGGTTGGCGGTGTTTTTGAACCCGATAGCCAGCGCCGCCGCTTCCGCTTTGGCGTCTTTGAGTTTCTGGCTGGTGACGGCAAGCTGCGCGCTGGACTTGCGGAATCCGTCAATCTTTCCGGCCTGAGCGTTCAAGTCTTTGAGCACGGTCTGAGAGTTTTTAATATCTCCGGACAGCGCCTTACTGGCGTTCTCCACCGATTTAAACGGGCGGGTCGCCTGGTCAACCGCCTTTAACAGCACCTCTACTTTTAAATTACTCACTGTCGGCTCCGCTGCGCTGCATGGCCTTATGACGCCAGCCGCAAAGCTCGGTCAGCGTCATCAGGTTCATTTCTGACGGCGGCCAGTGAAAGATCACCGCAATGTCCGCCATCAGGTCATCGACCGTCAGGGTCGGGGGAAGTTTTACTGTTCCGATTTCGGCGATAAAAAACCAATCACCTTACCCGCCAGGGCAATCAGGTCGGGCAGGTTCAGGCTTTTGCAGTCCTGGGCGGTCAGGTTCGGGGCGGTAATGCGCGGCAGGATCACGGTCAACGCGTCAACGTCGGCATTCGCCAGCGCCGCCAGGCCAATGCCGCGCAGGTGTCCGGCATTCGGTTTAATGACTTCAACCTGGTTAATGAGCGTGTCGCCGCGCTTGATCGGTTCTTCCAGGATTACGATGTTTTCATTGTGTTCTGACATAGCGGTGTCTCTTATTTAAAAGTGAGGTTTCGCGCCGAAGTCCGGCGCGGGTAACGGGTTACAGGCCGATGTTTTTGCGGTGCTCCGCCACGCGGTCAACGCCGCCGACGATTTCCACCATGTTCACGGTATCGACTTCAATCACGTCTTTGCCGTCAATCGTGAGTTTGAAATAGGTGCATTGGGTGGTGATTTTGGTTTCGGTGTCCTCACCCTGTTTGTACTCGCCGAAATCCATTTCTTTATGGCGTCCGCGCAGGGTGACCTCCACGGCGGAGGTGTCGCCGGTGTCGTCACGCTGGAAGGAACCGGCAAATCGCAGCGGCACGGCATCCACTGCGCCCCACTGTTTCAGCACCAGTTCATCCAGCCCGCCCACCGTCCACTCAAAGGTCAGCGCGTCGTCGTCCAGGCCGAAATCAATGGCAGCGGAACCGGTCATGCCGCCGCCGCGGTAGTTCTCAAGCTTGCGGGTGAGTTTCGGCAGCGTCAGCGCGCTGACCGTGCCGAGGTAGCTGTTCCCGTCGTTAAACAGGTTCAGGTATTTCAGTTTCTTAGGCAGTGCCATGGTTTAGCGCCTCTTAGCTGTTAACGGAGGTGGCGAACGTCGCCAGGTACTGATCGGTGATGCGCTGACGCAGGGTCAAATCTTCCAGCGGCGGCACCGGCGTATAGTCGTAATCAATGAACAACTTGCCCGCTTTCAGGGTTTCGACGGTGTTGGCTTCGGGGTCGTACCAGCAGGAACCATCAATGATCAGACCGGCAGATTTCATTTCGCGCAGCTTGGCGTTAATGCCCGCAATCATGTCTTTGATAAGCGTCGGGGTCACTGGCCTGTCCATCGCCCACAAGTGCGCTTCTGCCATGGTGTCCGCCAGCACCTGCGCGGTGCGGGTGTAGTTCTCAAACAGGAACAGCGGATCGTCAGAGCAGGTGCGCTGCCCCCAAAACTTAAAGCCGTCTTTGCGGATAAGCGTGGTCACGCACGCCTGGTTCAGGAGATCGGCATCGGTGCCTGGGGTCTGCAAATCCCAGTAGACGCTGGCAGACAGGCCGGTGACGCCGTTGATACCGACGTTTGAAAGCGTTTTATGCCAGCCGGTTTCGGCGTCGATTTTGGCACGCAGGCCGAGCGCGTAAGCCGTCGCGGGCGCGATGTCGCTGGCATTGGTGGTGGTGTTCCAGGACACGAAATCAGGCCAGACAACCATCAGCTCACGCTGGCTGAAATTGTCGCGGTACTTGATGGCATCGGACACGGTTTTACATCCCCAGGCGCTGACGTAGCCAAAGGCGCGCAGCTGCTGACAGACGGCGGCAAGCGCGGTCGCAACCTCCTGGTTATCCAGACCCGGCACGCCGAGAATACGCGGCTTTACGCCGAGTTCAGTTTGCGCAGACAGCAGGGCTTTCATGCCGGTATACATGCCGGTTTCGTCTGACCCACCGATGATGTTGGAGGTGGTTTCCGCTTCGGTTTCGCCCACTGCGACACGCACCACGACAACAACCGGTTTAGCCTGGTTGGCAATCGCCATCAGGGAGGCGCGCAGCGTGCCGGTTTTACCGGCCTTACCGGCGGCGGTCAGTACGTTGGTAATGAGCACCGGCGTATCCAGCGGGAAGGTCGCCGCGTCGGCATCGTCGCCGGTGCAGACCATCCCGATGATGGCGGTGGAAACGGTGGAGATAACGCGGGTGCCGTCATTGATTTCAACAACGCGCACACCGTGATGATAATCAGCCATGGTGTTTTTCCTGTGATTGGGGTGAGGTCAATCATCGCGTGTTGGGGGCAATCAGGCACGGCGGGAGGGATGTGTGGGGAATGGCACAACGTGGCCGTCTCCCCGCCCATAACAGGGAGACGGCTGAGGTAATAAACCTTCAGAACATGTCAGGCGAAGACATCAATCTTTGTCAGTTTTGGGGTCACGGATATTTTTTTATCCGTTTCCCTCGAGCTGGATGTTTTTTTATCACCACCTTCTTCCATTTGTTTTTGCAGTAACTGCGCAAGTTGTTGATAAAGAGCCTCTAATTGCTGTTTCAGCAGTGCTTGCTCTTCTTTTGAAAGGCCTCCCTCTGCAATACGCTCGAGAACAGTTGAAATTTTCTCTTGAATATCATGTATCTGTGCCGAGATGTCCTTTTTAGAATGTGACTTACCAACTTCATTGTCTGTACTTATCGGATTGCCACGCATGCCTGTATCTATAACCATTTAATTCCTCCTTTTATGAGTTAACTCCTCATAATTAATCGGAGCATGATTAAAAAGGATAAGCAGGCCAGGCAATATCCGGCGCTGCTGATAAATCCAGCCGGTTCAGGGCAATGCGGTATTTTTTCCAGGCGGTCAGGCTTGCCCGTTCCGCCTCCGTCGCGTCGTCAATATCGACGGCATCCTGCAAAGGCGCGATAGCAGCGTTTGCCTTTGCCATCAGGGCTGACAGTGTGGCGGTGGCTTCGGCTTTCAGTTCCGCCACGGACGGGGCGGGGATATCTGCCCAGGCTGGCAGCCCGTCGTTGCCCGCAACCCGCACTTTCCCTTCCGGCGGGGGAAGGGTTTGGTATTCACGGTAAACGACATCACTTACCGCAATGCCATCATCAGGCCAGCTTCCCGCATCGTCGTACACTTCCCGCAGTTCACGCGGATAAAAGCCGTTAGTGAGCGGGCTGTATACATAAAGACTTGACGTGATTGCACTGTAATAGTTGCTCATTTTATCCCCTTACCAGCCGGTGGCTTCCCAGTAACTGCCGCCGCTGTCCTGACCGCAGGTGAAACCGATGTTATTAATAATCTGTGCCGTACCAAAGTTGTCGTTGAACGTCCCGCCGCCGCCATTGATCGCCGTTACCTGAACGTTGACGCAGGTATTCGGGAAAGGAATGGGAAAATTCACCGTAGACCAGCCGCGACTCCCTTTATTGACGACGCCCCACTGCTTAATCATGCCGGTGTCACCGCATCGCCACCAGCCGCCGCCGAGGTTGGCGGTATTGGTATTGACCGGCTGCCGGTTGTTGGGGCTGTAAACCCGCTGCCCCCTCTCGAAAACGCCACCGGTATCAGCATTGATGTTGCCCTGGGCATTTAAGTCGCCGACACCATTAAACCTGACGTAACCCGTTTGCTGAGTGTTATTGACGTTGACCGTCCGGAATGTAAATCCACCAGAACCGCCCCCCTTATTATTGATAAAGACGGATTCGCCCTGGCTGCCACTTTCATTCCACCCGATATGCGTTCCCTGACCCGAACCTGGATTCGGGGGATTCGTCGCACGCAGGACTGAACCATACACCGCGCCAGGACAGCTAAAACTCCCGTCCATTGGATCGAACAACCAGGATGCAGAAAGCCCACTATCACCAATTGCATGAATAACGGCGGTCGCAAATTTCTGCCCGCCGCTGGTGAGCGCCCCAAAACTGATGGCTGTGCCATAGCCATAACTCGTGGTTTGAATCACCCCTTTAACAATCGGCGCATATGAGCTGACATCCCGTGGTGCCTTATATCCGTAGGGAACGATGAACGGGGCATTCGGTTGGGCATACTGATTAGCAAACCCTCCCACACCCTCCCACACATCTGGCTTGATGCCGTAGTGAGTCGCGTTGTTCAGATACCCCACGTTGCCACCAGCGGCAGGGACGGCATTTACATCAGCGGCAGCGAGGCTGATATCTTTGGTGCCATCAAACGCCACACCGGAAATCTTGCGTGCGGTGGCGAGTTTCGTCGCCGCGACGGCTGTGCCATTGCTAGGCAGTCCGCCCAGGTTTTTTAATGCGTCTGTGGCAGTTTTCGCACCGGTGCCACCACTGGAAACAGGCAGCGCCGTGTTTAATGTCAGCCCACCCACCACCGTCATGGCACTGGCAAAAGTGGCATCTTTAACGACCTTCATGGTGTCATTGATAGTCAGTGGCGAATCAATGGAAACCGCCGACGTGAAGATGTTGGCAGTGTCCCTGTTATATCCCAGATACAACGTCCCGCCGGTGCCTGAACCTGCATCCTTCAGACTGGCTGACAAGGTGACATTGCCGTTGTTATGGTCACGCAGAATGACGGCATCATTACGCCCGCGGATCACTGAATTCGCATTCGTTGAGGAAAGGGTAATACCTGACTCAGGCCGTAAAACGCCGTTTGCGATTTGTACGCTGTCAGTTTGTCCGTCGCAGACGATACGGGCTTTAATGGTGCCGGTTTCATCCCTGGCATCCATACGCATCACGCCTTCACCAGCGGGATAAATGGCAGCGGACAGGCCACCCAGCGCACGCCCAGCGTGCGGATCTGTATCGGTCAGCGTATTCGGCAAACGGAAATATATATTCCCCATTGAGGTCAGCGCAGAGGGAAGATTTGCGGCGGACACCTTGCCGACGCGGCTGGTGAAAGACATGTAAGCTTCATAGTCATTCGGTCTCATGATGCCGACGCGATAATTAGCCTGGATCGAACTGGCGACCTCCAGGTTAGCCGCCATTTTAACGCTGGACGCAATGTCGGTAAGTTTGCTGAGGCCGGTAATATCCGCGTTCTCACCCGATCGGGCGACGCCCAGCCGCGTTAAATCCGTCAGCGTCATGCTGCCGCTGTCCAGAATCTTCCGCCAGCCGAACGGATAACCGCTGTCGCTGAGGAACCATTTCCAGCCGCCCGCCGCAGTGTATGAACCGATGCGCTCAAAAATCTGCCCGTCGTTATTAATCAGCCGCTGATAGGCTGCCGCACCCGCCGCCCAGTAGCGCCGCCAGTTGTGCAACTGACCGGCAACGACGTAGGTCGCACCCAGAGGATGATCTTCAAACGTGGCAGAAATACTGACGGGATTAGTGACGTCAATAATGGACGGGTCATCCAGACGCTTAACCTTGGTCGTGTCCGTTGCCAGCATCAGATTGCTCATTGCCCCGACGTCCGCCGCCGCCAAAGTGATATCAGCACTCAGCGCCTTATTATTGACCTTGCGGGTGGAAGGTACGCGGGTGTTGGCATTGTCGTTGGCGGTCTTCACCGCCTTTGGCGTCGCCGCCAGCGTTTCGCTGGTACTGCTGACCGAGCTGTTAAGCTGCACAAAACCTTTTGCTGTCAGCGTACCGTCGGGATGGTTACGGGATTTTTCATGCGCCGCCAGCAGGTCATTCACATACTGCTCCGTTGCCATAATCACCGAGTCGTCGATCAGCAGGCTGATCGCTTCGGTGTTGCTGACGGCAATCACCATGCGCAACGTCTGCGTGCGGCCTGAACCTTCCGCCAAAGTTGGCTTGTACGTGTCCGCCATGTTGCAGACGGCAATCAGCGCGCCGTCGTCAGCAAACAGCCCCATTTCACGCATCCAGAAGCCGCCAATGCTGGCAGAAATCACCGCCTCGGCAATCACCCAGTTGCCATGGGTCGTATCCAGCTTTAAGGAATTGAGCGGCGTGCGGTACACCTCTTTAACCAGTTTGGTCTGCGTGGCGACGGGTGTGGTCGCCTTGCCGTTGCCGTCACCGACGGCAAGCTGCGTAATGTTGATGTCAGTTCCCGCCGCAATGGCTGCCGCAATGCGCGACTGCCCGAGCGTGGTGACAACGGATTTAAATGTGCTCATATCGTCCTCTTATGCGGGGTAAACGGTCAGCAGTTCGCCAAGGTATTGCGCCGCGCCGATGTAAACATCGCCTTTGATGTCCTGGGTGATGGTCAGCCCGATCAGGTGGCGGCTTGCGGGTTTGGCATCGGCTATCAGCCGCTCCATCTCTAAATACATTTCTTCAGTGATGCCGGTTTCCAGCACGCCGATGTCCAGGCGAAACGTCCCCGGTTCGTCATTCGTTTCCCACCACTCGGTCACGTTGATCAGGTAGCCGAGCGGCTCCACCACGCGCCGGATGGCACCAATGGTTCCCTTGTGGCAGTGAATGAACCAGGCCGACTGAATGACGCGGCGTTTGGTGGCGACAGGCCAGTTTTCATCCCAGCGGTCAACCGACAGCGCCCACGCCAGGTAAGGCAAAAACTTTGCCGGACAGGTCAGCGGATCCCAGAGCTGCCGCAGCGGCACCGGCACGTTTTCAAGCGCGGCGCAGGCATCGGCGGCGGCGACTTCCAGCGCGGAGGAACCGGCGGGCAGAAGGCGATCACTCATCGTAACCGCCCACTTTCAGGGTGTACGCGGTGCAGAATGACGCCTGCGTTTTATCCAGCTCGATGTCAGCAGCGGGGCTTTTCAACTCCACCCGCTGCACGCCTTCAACGTGGAGCGCGGCATAAATGGCGGACAGCCGGATGTCGCGGCCTAAACGGTGCTGCGCGGTGGTGTAGGCGATAAGCTTGGCTTCGGCGGCCTCGCGAATGGGTTCGGCTTCCGGACCAGCGAACAAATACAGTACGGCGTCAATGGTGTAACTGACCACGGTGGCAGACTGGACGGTCACGCGGTCAGCCACGGGGCGCACGTTTTCTTCATTGAGCGCGGCCTGTACTTTCGCCAGCAGGTCGGCGGGCGCTGTGCCGTTGCCGGTCTGTGCCAGCACGGAAATCGTCACGCAGGCAGGTGACGGACTGATCACCGAAATATCCGCCACCCGCCCGTCAGCCGAGCGCCCGTGATACTCATAAGAACCGACCGGACCGGCTACGCTCAGCCCTTCAAACGCCTGCTGCGCACGGATACGTAAATCCGCATCGCTTTCCATGACTGCCGCCACGGCGGGTACGCTGACCGTATCCGCAGGCGTGATCGTCAGGCGTGCCAAGCTGAACGTGGCGGCGATATTGTCCAGGTCTGCGCCGGTGGCGTAGGCCAGCATCACGGCTTGCGCGGCCTCGTTAACCCGCTGACGAAGGATGACTTCGCGGTAGGCGTTTTCTTCCAGCAGCTTCACCATCGGCTCAGACTCCAGGGTCAGCGTGCGGGCGATAGCGGCCTGCTGGTCTTCGGGGTACAGCGACACCAGCGTGGCTTTACGTTCCGCCAGGAGGATTTCATAATCCAGCACCTCCACCACGTCGGGGGCGGGTAACTGGCTCAGGTCGATAGTTGCCATAATTCAGCTCACGGGTAGGGTTAAGGAAATGGCGGCGGATGTGTCTTTGCGGGTGCCGGTGAGTTCCACCACGCCTTTTCCGTCGAACGTCGTTTCAAAGGTGATGCCGGTCAGGCTGACGCGTGGCTCCCATTTCAGGATCGCGCTGTAACAGGCCGCCATGATTTGCAGGCGCAGCGCCGCATTCTGCGGGCGGTCGGTCAGCTCGGACAGCAGTGAACCATAGTCGCGGCGCATGACGCGGGAACCGACGGGCGTGCGCAGAATGTCGCTTACCGACTGCTGAATATGTGCCAGGTCTTCGACGCTGCGCCCCGTGTCGCGAGCCAGGCCGATGTATTTCGCCTTAGTCATTTTTGAACAATAAATAGAGGCCAATAACACCCACCAACCACCAGCCAGGCGTCCCGTTTGCCAGCATGACGCCCGCTGTCGTTGCAGCGAAAACAGACAGAAAAACTCTTAGATTCTTACTCATACAATCCTCTTTATGTTGTCGGTGCGCCGGTGCTGCCGCCGCCCGTCTGGACGCCGCTATGTTTATGGGTATGAACAACGATGCCGTTTGACGTGATGCTCCCGCCTGAATGGGTGAGGTTGCCAGTCATGGTGCCGCCCTTTTTAATCTCGATGGTTGCGGTAGTGAGTTTGTTAGTGCAGACCACCTCCGGCGTGTCGAGCGTGATGCGCGTTTTCGCCGTGCAGGTAATCAGCGGAGCAGTCACAACCACCTTGTCCGAGGCGTTCACCGTGGCGGACTTGATGCCGGTTGCCAGCAGCCCGCCGGTTTTTGGTTCGTACTCGATCACCGCGCCATCAGGGAAAGTGACGTGCATGGCATCGGCTGACGCCGACGGCGCAGGAAATTCATCAGAAAAAACGGCGGGCATCACAAAGGCGGTGTCGAGTTCGCCACCCAGGCAGAACAGCAAAACCTGTTCACCGATGGACGGCGCCCACCAGGAACGGGAGCGCCCTGCGCGGGAAGTCAGCCAGTGCAGCCAGTCGGTGACGTTGCCGCCGGTGTTCACGCGACAAGTTGCCGCCTCTAAATCCACCTCGGCAACGGTGCCAATGCGGATCAGATTGCGCAGCAGGCGCGGAATGTCGTTGTATGGGATGGATGTATTCATGGATAAAAGAATGCCGCCCTGTCAGGCGGCATACAATTTGAGGCGGGTTGATAGCAGATGGCACAACGAGCGTTAGCGGTTTTGAGCTTCTACTCCTGCATAATTTTCCGCTCTTATTCTTCTTACAGTTCTCAGGACTCTGACCATATGCGGATAATGCCGGTCTAATAAATCAAGTTTTTCATCAGAGAAAAGCTCTCGCTTTAACGGATCAGCATAAGACTCATCCCAATCAATGAACTCATGAATTATAACTAAAGATGCCTCACTAATTGGTGAGCGCACATCAGCCATGTGATGAATCATATGCACCGGTTCTTCTGCATAAAAATCTTCTGAGAAATTCTTTACAATTCCATGGAATTTCATTCTCCAAAATTGCCTGTCCTCAATGTTTATTTCCTTGTGAGAACTCATCATTATTTTCCTGCCAATTCTCTCTGCAATAAGTAATGTCCTGGCAGCTGTTAACCAACGCAGCCTATCATTTGAAAGGCGTCCTTCAGCATCATATACATTAAGTATTTCAAAAGCCTTCTGTAACTGCTCTCTAGCTTCTTTGAAATAATCTTCAGATAAATGCCTTCTAACGTTATAGGTCAAGGTAAGTGCAGCTGCTAAAAAACCAAGTACAATCAAATAATCTCTAGTTCTTGATATATCTGTGAATAAGACAAGTGAAAATATTATAACTATTGATACGCATAAAATAAAAAGAAGAGAGTGAAATAAAATATTTACTAAAGAGAAAGGTGCGAGCCACTTTAAAGCTTTTAGTGAAGAAGTTACTTTGTTACGAATTGCTTTTCGATAAGTCGTCATCTTTAACCCTTATGAACCGAATTTTTCCCTACATTATATCTTCTAAAGGGTCACCGCTCTAATAATCTTAACAATTCATCCTCCACGATTTTCATATCCTCCGCGTCCAGCCCTAACAGCGGGCGCGCCGGATACTGCATTTCTTTTGCACGGACAGACGGACGATCCCGCAGCCCGTACTGATGCACCTTCGCCATGCGCTGAACCTGTCCGGTGAATTCCACCACGGCGTCGTCTGTGGTGCCTTTGGCCTTCATGTATTTTGCCGTGCGCAGTTTGGCGAACATTTCCCGCTTAATGCGGCCTTTCTTTGCCCGCAAAGGCTGCGGACGGCGTGGCGTGAACGGCTGACCGTCAGGTGTAACCTGCTGCTTAATACGCTGCTGCTGATGTTTGCGCAGACGCTTCGCAATGGTTGCCGCCATCGCCTTACGGCTTTGCGGTGACAGCGCCGCAATCAATCCCGCCAGGCGGGTATCAAACGCTGACAGCTCACTCATTCCACTGACTCACTAACTCGCCGTGCAGGTACAGTTCACGCGGCCTTTCCACCGGCTCCGGCAGAGGCGGTTCCGGAAAATGCTCCACGTACAGACCGGCGTCAATCTGTTTGACGATCACGCGCTCGGTGAGCTGCACATCAATGGCAATATCGTAGGAACCATCATCGAGCATATCGGCCTTAAATTTAAAGCCGGTCTGCTGTTTTTCGGCTGTCGCCATGATGTCCGGCTGGTTCTCACGCAACCAGGCCAGAATGGGCACAATGATCAGATCGCAGTCCTGGGCAAAGTTGGTGATCAGCAGCTCGGTCTGATACTGGTATTCAAACGACAGCGAGCTGGCTAACGTGGAAACGATGCGCCCGTTATCCACAAACATCCGTAATGTGTCGGGGCTGGTTTGCAGCACCGGCACGGCGTCAGTTAAGGCTTTTCGCAGTTGAGCGGGTTTTAACACGGTGTTCCTCCTGGCATTGTTTAACCGCTTCCACCTGGAGGCCGCAGGCGGTCAGCTCGGCCTCCAGGTTTCTGACATCACTGCTTAAATCGCCGTTAGTGGCCGGTGCGCTTGCCGGTATCGGGCAACTGGTTACCGCCGGACAGCCAACGTAAATAATCTGCGGCGCTGGCAAAGGCGGGGCGTTGGTGCATCCGGCTAATGCCATCAGGCAGACGAGCTGCATACCAATCACGCATTTCCTGATTTTCATTAAGTAACCTTTGAATATGAACTTCACGATCCCGTGCTAACTGCCCCGCTTGTGAGAGCTGTGCGCGCAGGCTTTGTTCCTGGCGTTCGCGTCTCAGTGCATCATCGCTCAGGCGATTAATGGCAGCATCACGGCTCTCAATACCGGCGGACAGCGTGCCGATAATGCGCTGCGCCTGGTCGGCTTCATCATGCAGGCCACCGATACGCCAGGTTTGCAGCCCCGCCAGCGCGCAGGCTGCCAGCAATAAAACAATCACAATGCGCATCAGACACCCCGCAGGCAGTAGGCCAGCTCATTCGCGCGTCGGCGTTCCAGACCGGTGACGCGCTCGCCCTTCACAAACACCCAGCGCGGCAACTGCTCGCAGGCGTCACGCCATCGACTTTTGTTGATGAAAAACGCTAACGTTGATTTGCAGGCCGCCGTCACGCCGACGTTAAACGCAAAGGACACCACGGCGTCATATACCGGCTGCGGCATGGCAACCGGCATACAGCGCGCAATGCCTTTCTCCACCCGCATCACGTCTTCCACCAGATTCACGGCGGCCTGTCGTTCGCTGATGTGGGTCTGCGGTCTCACGCCTGCGGTGTGCCCGATGCCGTTTGTCCAGACGCCCGCGCTGCACTGGTAGGCCGACAGGCGGCAGCCTTCAAAATCGGCAATCAGTGCCAGACCGGCGGCGGAGGTTTTCAACGTCGGCGTTTGCGGCAGCAGCGCGGCAATTGCCAGGACGGCAGCGACGGCGCAGCGTCTAACGATTGATGGCTGCATTAATGTCCCCTCTGATGCCCATTGCTTTCAGCAGGCGGTAGGTTTTGCGCCGGTAGTACCAGTTCACCAGGAAGGTCGCCACGCCGACGGCGGCACCGACCAGAAAGGCGATATCCTGCGGTGACATTGCGCCGAGCCAGGCAAGAAAGGCCGCGACGCAGTAACAGATAAACGAGGTGATGCGCTCCATGGTCATCAGTCCCAAAGTGAGACGGTTTCACTGACTGCGGCCTGGGTAATATCCGGCAGCTCCACCGCGTAGCCATGGGGCAGAATTGCCCCCTGTGCGGCTAAGCCAACGTTAGCCGCGTAAACGTGTTCAACGACCGATTCCGTGCGCCCGTAGTACCGCCAGCAGAGCGAATCTACGGTGTCGCCCTGTTCGGCATAGACTTTCATCAGAGCAGCCCAATGATGCAGTGAGAGACACCGGCGACGTCGCTGATCGCGTTGCGCCCGTCACGCCATAAATCATCAACGGTGCTTTCCACGATCTCGGCCTTTTGGCTGCCCTTGTCCGTGGTGTCGTTATTCGGATAACGCTCCGCCAGGAAGGCCGCCGCAATAGACGCCACGGCGCGCTGATAGGCGCAGACCTTCACGCTTTCGTCATCAATCTGATCGGCGGGGACATCAGCCAGGCGTTTAAAGCCCTGGGCTGTCTGCGCATCGCGAAAGCTGTACAGCTCGGCGTTCACTTCGGTCATGGCAAACTTTGCGGCGGTGCGCAGGCGTTTTGCCGTGACGGTGCCCTCCAGTCGCAGCGTGTCGCGCAGCTCAACCGGATCCACATCAGGCCAGAAATGGGTGTTTTTAATCGCGGGTTCCGTCGCGGCGTCCGGTTTCGGTGCAGGTACAACAAGGGACATAGTGACCTCTGAATGGGGGGCGGTGGACGCCAGCGTTGAACAAGGTCAAAGACCGGTCGCGGCTGGCGTGCCGCCCTGCGCGGGGCGCATTCTTTTTAGCTGCCGGATGCCTTTTTAATGGCAGACTCCAGGCGCTCAATGTCTTTTTTCACGCCTGATTTGCCATCGAGAATTAAGGCACTTTTCAGACGCTCCAGGGCTAACGTGTCCTTGCCGCCGTCGCGGTAGAGATAGCCGATAATCTTGTGCAACTGCGCACGCACTTTATCGGGCATATCCTCACTGTCAGTCAGTTCCAGCACCTCCAGCATCAGCTCAATGCTGACCGGTTCACCGGCGTCACGAGCGCGCGTGGCCTGATCAATCACTTCCTCGGTGAAGGCACAGCCCGCCGTGCGGGCGCCGAACGGCATCGCCAGCCGGTGCTTAAAGGCGTAGCGGGCAATGTTCAGCGCACCGGCAATATCACCGGCGTCAATACGCCAGATCATGACGGTCATCAGGATGGCATCCTGTGCGCCGTTCCCTTCGGCCAGCGCGCCCGACACCCACGGGGCATATTCAGGGAGCAGCTTGCGTTTCAATTCCGCTTTTGCCTGGAAGGACTGGAGCTTGTGCAGCGCCTGCTTATCCGCATTGAGCTTTTGCATTTGCAGTTCGTAGCCGGTGGCATGGGTCAACTGACCGGCGGCCTGCTGTGCGGCAATGATGGCTGACTGTCGCAACATGTGACGACGGCAAGGGCTAATCATGGCGTCCCCCTTTATTCCGCTGGTTTATCTGCGGTGGTTTTGAAGGTGCCGAGCTGGATGTTTTCGACCAGGCAGCCGCCGCGGTAATCTTCAACCACGAAATCCTCATTAATGGATTCGTAGTTTTCGATACGGTCACGCTTTGGCACTTCTTCAATGTGACGGCGGTGCGTGCCGTCCTGCCAGTAGATGGACAGGTTATCCAGGCGGGTGATCATGAAGGCATTGGCAGGGAAGCCAGGCACGCGCACCGCCGGTAAGTTACCGATGCGTTTCTGGCTGATAATCATATCTGCCGCCAGGCTTTCGGAATTCTCCTGCGCCTTGTTCACCAGCGGGAAATACTTGTCCGCCAGCAGCTGACGACCGCAGATAACCACCAGGCCGGTATCGTCCTGGTAAATCGGGTCAACCATGTTGTTGGTGGCGTCCATCACCAGCGCGTCCAGGTTCTCAAAGTCACCCCCGGCACCGACGCGGACGGTCGCAGAAATCACTGCGTCGTCCTCGCCGAGAATTTTGCTCATTACGCGCTCCGGCGCATTGTTGCGGTACTTTTGCAGCCAGCCCACGTTCACGTCCTGCAACAGCGGGTTTTTGGTGCGGTTCGATGTCGCCGCACGCTCAACGCCGTTAAAGCCGATGGTGATGCGATCCAGCGCCTGGCGTTTCACGATGGCGTCACGTAAACGCGCCTGGAAATCCTGGTAACGCGCCCAGAGATCGAGCGTGGCGTAGCGGAAATGGAAATCGTAGTTCGTCTGGCGGCACTCGTAGCCCTCAGCGGTCAGGGTGTTAAAGTCAGTCGTCTGACGTTCACCGGTGCCGCTGGTGTCCGCCGTGCTGGCAATGGAGCCGGACACGCCGACGCCGACCTTTTCACCCTTCATTTCATCCACCGGAATGATGTTAATCATCTGGAGGAAGGCGGAAGATTCCTGCACGCGGGTCATCAGCGTCTGCGTCACCGACGGCTCCACGCTGAATTTTTTATCCAGGTCGCCGGTGTCCACTGAGTTAAGCTCAGCAATGCGGGACAGGTAGGCGTTAAATTGAAAACGGGTTGCTTGTTTCATGCGTTTTTTTCCAAATTTGTTAACGGGTTAATTACGAGTGTTGTACTTAGCAGTCGGTGAAATTGGCTGCATCACCCTTGCCGCCGCCGCTTGAAACAGGGCGCTGCGTGTAGTTCTGCGGCGCGGATTTCTCCAGCTTGTCTTTCAGTGTGCTGAACTGTTCGCGGTCATCTTTCGCGGTTTGCTCCAGCGCGTTCAGGCGTTGTGTCACGGTGTTTTCCAGCGCGGACAGCTTTTCATCCGTGTCTTTCATGCCGGTTTCAACGTGCGCAACCACCACTTCCACCGCGTCATGGACGTCTTTGAAGCGGAGATCATCCGAGGCTGACTTACTGGACAGCAGCAGCTTCACGCGGGAGAACAACGACGGCGCGGCCGGTTTCTCTTCCTCAAACTCGAACGCCGTTTCTTCGGCAGCGGTAAAGAGGTTTCCGGCATCCTGTTTGCGGCTCGCCAGCGGGTTTTGCTGTGCCTTCGCGCTGAATTGCAGGTATTCGGTGCCGAGGCTGGCGGGGCTGTCGGTCACGGCCAGGCCGATCAGATAGGCTTTGCCGGTATCGGAAAACGAGGGATTCACTTCGATGGAGGTGTAAACCTTCTGGCGGGCTTTCACCATTGAGACTAAATCCGGCGTCGGATCGATATCGGCATACAGTGCCAGCTTGCCTTTCAGCGCGCCGTCTGCCACTTCCTCGGCGTAAACGCCGATGACATCACCGTACATACGAAAAGCACTGTCAGGGAAATACCCTTTGATGTGCTCCATGTTGATGCGTGCGCCGTAGACTTTCGGGTCATAGGTCGCCGCCATCTGTTCAATCCAGTCGCGGGTAATTTCGCGGCCGTCGGTGGTTGCCCCTTCGGTACAGATACGAAAGCGCTTTGCTTTTGTTGCCATTGCCATTTTCTGACTCCAGTCGGTGTGTGCTTCTGAGAAATCCAAGTTTCCAGACACACGCCCGACACCGCCAGCCGATGCGGGTTGATGCTCGATGGCACAACGTGGACAGCAGGAAAATCAGCAGGCCGCTCGTTAACGTGGCAGTCATGAAAATGACAAACTCAACCATCATCAGCGACCCACGGCGACAGGCGGCACTGCTTTACTGGCAGGGGTTTTCAGTGCGTCAGATTGCGGAACTGCTGACCCAAAAAATACCGACAGTGCAGAGCTGGAAAACCCGCGACGCCTGGGAGAACGTCGCACCCATTTCCCGCGTGGAATCCAGCCTGGAAGCACGCCTGATCCAGCTCACGGCCAAAGACGTGAAAGGGAATGCCGATTACAAGGAAATGGAGGCGTTAGGCCGGTTAATGGAGCGCCTGGCAAGGGTGAACCGCTACGGCCAGAGCGGGAATGAGGTGGATTTAAATCCGAAGATTGCCAACCGGAACAAGGGCGAACGCAAGAAGCCAACAAAGAACTTTTTCAGCGAGGAGTCACTGGCGGAGCTGGAGCAAATTTTCTTTGAGAAGTGTTTCCCTTATCAACGTATCTGGTATGACGCTGGACTTAAACACCGCATCCGCGACATCCTCAAATCGCGCCAGATTGGTGCGACGTTCTTCTTTGCCCGCGAGGCGTTATTGCGCGCTCTGGCAACCGGCCATAACCAGATTTTTCTCTCCGCCAGTAAAACTCAGGCGTACGTGTTCCGTGAGTACATCATTCAGTTTGCGCGCCTGGTTGATGTCGAGCTGACCGGCGACCCTATTGTGCTCGGCAACAACGGCGCAAAGCTGATTTTCTTGGGCACTAACTCCAACACCGCCCAGAGCCATAACGGCGACCTGTACGTGGACGAAATCTTTTGGATCCCCAACTTCCAGAAGCTGCGCAAGGTCGCCAGCGGCATGGCCTCGCAGGAACATCTGCGCACCACCTATTTTTCCACGCCGTCAGCACTGACGCACGGCGCGTACCCGTTCTGGTCAGGCGAGCTATTCAACAAAGGGCGGGAAGACCGTAACGACAGGATTGAGCTGGATATCAGCCATCACGCCCTGGTGAAAGGCCAGCTTTGCGGTGACGGGCAGTGGCGGCAAATCGTCACCATTGAGGATGCGTTAGCCGGTGGCTGCAACCTGTTCAACATCGACACGCTGAAACAGGAGAACAGCGCCGAGGATTTCCGCAACCTGTTTATGTGTGAGTTTGTTGACGACCAGGCGTCCGTGTTCCCGTTTGCCGAGCTGCAACGCTGCATGGTGGAAAGTGCGGAGGAGTGGGAGGATTTCAGCCCGTTCGCAACGCGCCCGTTTGGTTATCGCGCCGTCTGGATTGGTTACGACCCGTCGCACACCGGCGACAGCGCAGGCTGCGCGGTGGTGGCTCCGCCGCTGGTAGACGGCGGCAAATTCCGCGTACTGGAACGTCACCAGTGGAAAGGCATGGATTTTGCCTCCCAGGCGAAAAGCATTGAAGAACTGACAAAGCGCTACTGCGTGGAATACATCGGTGTAGATGCCACCGGCATCGGTCAGGGCGTTTTCCAGCTTGTCCGGCAATTCTTCCCCGCCGCAATGGAAATCCGCTATAGCCCGGAAACCAAAACGAAAATGGTACTGAAAGCGAAAGACACCATCACGTCCGGACGCCTGGAATACGACACCAACCATAAAGACATTACGTCGTCATTCATGGCGATCCGCAAAACCATGACCGCCAGCGGCAGCCGCTCAACCTATGAGGCCAGCCGGAGCGAGGAAGCCAGCCACGCAGATGTTGCCTGGGCAATCATGCACGCACTGCTCAACGAACCTCTGACCGCCGCCAACGGTGGACAAAGCCCTAACATCCTGGAGTTTTATTAATTATGAGTAAGCGCAAATTTCGCAAGGCAGCACAGACCACCGTCACAGCAGTCGCCCAGCAGACAGGCAGGGCGGAGGCGTTCAGCTTTGGCGACCCGACGCCGGTGCTAGACCGCCGTGAAATCCTGGATTACATCGAATGCACGGGGAACGGCCAGTGGTATGAGCCGCCGGTCAGCTTTGATGGCCTGGCTCGCACGCTGCGGGCAGCGGTGCACCACAGTTCGTCGCTGTATGTGAAACGTAATATTCTGGCCTCGACCTTTGTACCGCATCCGCTGCTATCACAGCAGGAGTTCAGCCGGTTTGCCCTGGATTACCTGGTATTTGGGAATGCGTTTTTAGAAGTGATCCGCAACCAGCTCGGCGACGCGGTGGTGATGAAAACGGTGCCCGCCAAATATGCGCGGCGTGGTGTTGAGCAGGATACTTACTGGTTTGTGCAGCAGTGGAAGGATGCGCATCAGTTTGAAGCCGGCAGCGTGTTTCATCTGATTGAGCCGGACATTAACCAGGAGCTGTATGGCCTGCCGGAATATCTCAGCGCCCTGAATTCCGCCTGGTTGAATGAAGCCGCCACGCTGTTTCGCCGCAAGTACTATCAGAACGGCGCGCACGCCGGATATATCCTGTACATGACCGACGCAGCACAAAGCAGCTCGGACATCGATCAGATGCGTAAAGCGATGCGGGACACGAAAGGTCTGGGCAATTTCCGTAACCTGTTTATGTACGCGCCGAACGGCAAACCGGACGGGATCAAGATTTTGCCACTGAGTGAAGTCGCGACGAAAGACGATTTCTTTAACATCAAGAAAGCCAGCCAGAACGATTTGCTCTGCGCGCACCGCGTACCGCCGCAGATGATGGGGATTATTCCGGAGAACAGCGGCGGATTTGGTGATTCGGTTAAGGCGTCACAGGTATTTGTCCGTAACGAACTGACGCCGTTGCAGGAACGGTTTAAGGAGTTGAATGCGTGGTTTGGGGAGGAGGTGATTAGGTTTACCTTTTATGAGCTTACATCTCAATATATATAGTCAAATTGATAGGTCAGTGTAACCCACTGACCTAAATTTTCTTCTAAGAGTTGAATAGAAACTTTTCAATCTCTTTGAGAGTTTTCTCTAAGAAACCTAAGCAAACCCTAGCTTCAGCGTCCTCTAATGAGGCAATCTTATTCGCCAAAGGTAATTTTCTATCTTTATGGACAAAATTCTCAACTTTAATTCGATACGGCTTTCCCTCTAAATGCTTATATAATGAAACATCAGATTTTAGTAATTCATTATTTTTGCTTTCAGTGAGAATATCACCAAGTTTCTCCCTCTGCTCAAGCTTTCCGTTTTCTAGTTCTTCTTCCCATATATGGATAGGATAGTTGCACTCTAGTACTCCAGGGATTAAGAACCCATCTTTTTTTGCATCAATAATATCCTGCGTAGGTTGTAAAAGGTAACACTTCACTGATTCTCCCACATCCTGAATATTCCCGAGCTCTTGTTTAACTTTCCTACCATCATCATCGGCATCAACTATTCCTACACACTTGAATTTATCTTTATGATGCTTGTGCATATGAAAATATGCTTTCAACATATCACTGACGTAGTTGGTACCAGCGCCATAGTCCTTGGTAACAATCTCAATGGTCTCTATTCGATCAGGAATATAAAGAGATATCGCTTTCTCTATAATTATTTTATCACTCATTCCTTCGACATAAATAACAGCTTTCACGTCACCAAGTTGACTAACGGACTCTATGTTTTCTATGCGTGACCTAACTTCTTCAATATAAGGTGAAAGTAACTCCATTACTCCCATCTTGTCATCAAGCAGTGCATAGTCGCTATCACAGTACGTTAAATCAGTCTTGTCTTTTTCTATGAATAAACACTTAACGTTTTCATCATGCTTAGATAGATTATAAAAAGCTGGAGAGTGGGTGGTAATGAGCAATTGAGAAACAGGTTCAGGTACAAAATTTTTAAATTGAAGTGCTAACTTTATAGCTGAAGTCAGTTCAAGATTATTTTCAGGCTCTTCATAACCCCAAATAAATGTATAAGGCGGGTTACCTCTAGCTTGTAAAGTTTTAGTTTTCTCAGCAATAAATTTCAATATTAGAGGTATGTGACGTGCTTTAACGCCATCGCCTCGCTCATTGAGTGATATTTTCATATCATTCAGGAAATCTAAGTTTCCAAATAAACTACTAAGGTCTCGTGGTAATGAAAGAGCTGAATTAAATCCAAGTGACTCGCTAATTTCTTTGGTCAACTCGTGAAGGTTTTCAGCAATGCTTTTTTCGAATGCTTTGCTAGAATCGTTAAAGTTTTCGTTAAAGACTTCATTGACAACAAAGTAAATCTCACTTCTAAGCTTTGCTATATATTCTTTGTCCTTTACCGCAGGGATATATACATACTTAACATTGCTGAGGAGTTGTTTCATGTTGGATCTAGGAGGTATTTCTATTTTTTCAGATCGTCTTCCTCCCCTTGGGCCATTTGACGATTTGATACCCAGAATTTTTTCATCATATAAACCGCCTGATCGCCATGATTTAGTCCACTCTATCAGGTCCCCATTTGTGGCATGGTAACTTGAAGGAATCTCAAGAATCAACTTTACTTTTATTTCGCGTGCTTTTTTTGATTCTTTGTTAGCGGAGTAAATATTATAGTCAGTCGTAAAGTTGAAACTCTCTCCCGGATTAGTTTCATGATTGAAAAATAGATTTAGGGCTCTTAGTATATTTGATTTACCCGCATCGTTATTCCCAACAATTATCTGTAACCTTGCGCTATCAATAACCATTTTTTGTATTGATCTGAAATTCGATATTTCAATCCTAGAAATACTAACAGGCATGGGATCCTCGAAATTTTATGTGAGATTTGTTCATAACATAAAATATCATAATTTTTAATAAAGTCAGTAATTTTCCTAACGCCGGTTTTTCGCTTCACAAGCCCAAGCGTCTTATCACACCACAAGAAACTTTCAGGGCTGCCCTCGGCGCGCGCAATGTTACCCGCCTGCCCGCTTATGACTTAGCTCACCGTTTTTAATGCATGACCCAGATCGTCGCAAAGCAGTACCTGAATGGCGATGAGATGTTTTTGATCCTTTAGGGATCATGCAAAACCATGCGCATAATGCATGCATGGCTCATCCATATGATTGCGCTTGATACGAATCCTTTTTATCAGCTCAGGCTTGACCTTAAACAACTACGGCACAGAGCCAAACCGAATCTGACAGGCCGCTCTTGCCCAGGAGTGGACATAGATCAGGTAATGGTTCCTTAAAATGTAGCTGCTGGTTCTTCAATCATCTTCAAATGCCATTTCGCTGAAACAACACATTTCATTCTTCTTCATATAAGTTAGAATCCATTTACTCTCAATTTTTAATGGGTGCTTATATGCTCGTTCTTAGTCCTGCTATGCAGGGGTTTCTTGGTGGTGCTGCCGCTGTGGGAGTTCCTCTTTTTTTTAATTTGGCAAAGGAGGTGATTTTTGACCGCCGAAAGATTCGAGCAGAACGCGCTTACATCAGCGTCCAACTTATATTTCTACTGGATAAATTTGTCAGTGAATGTGCAGAAGTTTCATGGGATAGAGGATTCGATGAAATCTATCAGGAGCCAGATTCACCTGAATATTTAAAGATACAAGTAGAGCCTCCTGTTTTTGATATGAGCACTGTGAAAGGTGAGTATAAGTATCTTGAACCTACTCTCATTTACAGGCTGCAATCCATCGACATTGAATTATTAAAAATAAAACAAAAAATACGAGAAATGACCGATGATCCAAATTTTGGCCCAGAGTTTATGGATAGATATATTCTGCTAAGGCGTGAACTTTATGCAGATATAGGATTGAACGTTGCACTATTATCTGAGAGTTTACGCGATAAGTTGAAAATAGATGCTGATCACGGATGGAAACCCAAAGAGAGGCTACTGAGAAGTAAAGGGCACATTGCTCGAATAAAATCTAAAGCGGCTTTCAGCAAAATGTTAAGGAAAGCTGAACGCAAGATGAAATCTAAACAACAGCCGTTTTGATTTTTTGCTAGTTTACGCCAAAGTGTTTCAGAAAATGGGGAGCAGGTCACTGGTGTTAAATTGCGGTACCCGGACTATTGGCAATACCATCACTTTTATGCTAGTGCATCTTAGTTAATACAAGATACGTTAAATGATTAGGGTATATAATGACGCTCAACGAAATTTTTGAAAAATATATCGCATTCATACATTGCTCCGCGTATGAAAAATCAAAAAAAATCAATAAAATCATTGATGAGCCTAGCTTTATAAGCTCATTTATTGAGAATCACAAATTACTTGAAGAGTACTTAAACAAACACTCTCCTGGAACATACTATATAGTCGATGCAGTGTATGCTCATCAAACACCAAAGGTAATACCTGATGGAAGTACTAAATCTGTAGAAATTGCGGACTTGTTAATTATCAACATCAACCATTCATCACTTCAGAATCCTACCACCGGGAATGCAATATTGTTTCAAGCCAAACGGAATTCCTTACCTTGCACTGGTTCTCTCGCGGCAGAAAATGAAAACATTCAATTCCAATTATATAAAAAATGGCCTGAATTTACTTTCAAGAATCGTATAGAGCATTCTAATGGCTCAGCTTATAAATGGAACTTTAATTTAAATAAAAACCTAGGAGAAGAGCAGTCTAAGTATATTGTAATATATAAAGGAGAAATATTTACCGCACGGACAAGTAATTTATGTCCACAATTTATGAGAGCAAATTTTATTAGTAATTCACCTTGGAACAGTTCAGTATGTGAAGACACAACAAACACATCCAACCTAGGATTGACTTGCAGTGAAAGTTTTGCGGCAACACTCGCAGGTATAATATCAGGAAGGCATGGCAGACCTTTTGATACCAGTGACAATATTACAAAAGATGATTGGTCGGATTTCATACAGAAAATGCTACAATTAGCGGTCAATCAGTCTTACACCTATAATTTATCTAGACAAAACATAAAAAATAATAGGAGAGGCGTTTCAATATCATCTTCTTTTTTAAAAAGTATTGCTATGTTAACGTTCAAGCATGAAATTATGAATCTTGATGTATACAATAATTATTTAAAATTTAATTACAGACCGTTCTTTCTTACTAATATCTTACTCCATAAATCTGTCACCGACAACAATAGTATGCCACCTCCAATGAATGATGATATTGTCGATCGCATGCCACCATCGCATCCATCAATGCTGATTATCAACGCCTTCAATAAACAAGAATTTAACCCTAATTATTAGATTGAAAATTAGCAGTTACGCGAACAGATAAATGATGAAACGCGTCGGAAATAACCCACAAAGGAATATTTATAAACAGATTTCCTTTCCGAACCAAGAATATTGAAGTCGGTCAGAGTAGGAAAGGATGTGGCAGGTATCATTGAACACTATTAATTTGTCACCATGGAGAATTTTTGACTGATGTGGTGATACGGTGATGGCCATCGCTTGATGTCAGTGGTAAATGAAAAAAATTTTATACAGTTTCATCATTATTTTCAGTCTTTTGCCTCATTATGTTGCTAACAACCTATGCCAACAATTACGAAGCAGCAACTTCCGCTCCTCGCTCAAAGCGGATCATTCACTCCCGTATGTCTGCTTCGTGCCAAAAGCGGACATTGTGAAAGTAATTATGTGTCAGATAGCTAAAAAATCATGGTTCGTCTGGATGGAACACTTACAAAGTCCACTCATCTTCAGCAGGCTTCATTTTCGCATAATTACGTGTTATAAAATTCGCCGCCTTCTCGATCTCTGGAAAAAGTATACTTTCGTAAATACCTAAACGCTCAAGTTGCCTTCGTATTTCTTCTTTGTGCTCAGCAGCTATAAATACACTTCGAGTGGGGAGAACTTCCTCTGTAGATTTTAACGAATTTTCTTTTGAACCATAGAGCATAAAAGCTCCTGATTGTGCAATTATTCTCTTATTACTTAACTTTGGCTTGACGTATATTGGCCTGAGTAGATCTTGAGGTTTCATTAGTTGCCGGAAGTGTGGTTTTTCCATTCCTATATGATAATAAAGCTCATCTAGAACATCCTTATTAAAATTATCATCATGTTTTACATTTTTGCTGTTTTCAATGAAACTCTGGTGATCACTGCTTTCTCGGGCTAAATTAAAGAGAACCTCTTTGCTTTTTCCGCTCAGATTTGCCACATTTGCCATGCAACTTACTCGATCGCTGTCATAATATCGTTGCCGAGAGTCCGGCACAAAATAGGCTGTAACCGTTCCGCCTTGCGATCCCCTAGCAATGTTTTTATTATACTCTGTAAAAACAAAATCTTCGGTAGCGAACCATAAAGCTACTAGTGGGTTCAGTGTAACGTCCATTAATCTTGTTGGCAGACCAAAGTGTTGCATCCGCACAAGACGATCAAACATTGTTTTATCAGTTTCAAACTCGGATGGATGAATTGAAACTATATCCCTGATGGCTCGATTCTCATTCTCATAAATTCTTCCTTCACCCCGGAATAACTTTGGTTTAGCTATCCAGCCGTAAAACGCCTGTCCTCTGAAAGCAGTAGGAAAATTCCCTTTAAGTTTCCATTTGTTTACATACTCGACAAAATGCATAACAGATTCTATAGTATTTTGAGGTTTTGCTTTCCTTAAGCGCATTCTATACTCCAGCCTTATTTAGTCCATAAAGTTCAGATAATCGCTTCTTTTCTGCCTGAAACTCTTCATCAAGATTGGAGAAATCAGGCAATGAATCAATTAAATCTTGAGTGCGGTGAATTATCTTCCAGGCTTCGTAATGAATGAATGGGTTCATACCGATAACATTCCCAGCATCGGGAATAATCGAAATGCCAGCATGAGCGAGCATATTAAATTTCTCTCTGGCAATTTCCTCACTCCATTCAGATACAAATAAAAGTAGCGCGGAGATAGCAAGTAGCTGATTGTTTTTCGTTATTGAGAGCGTTGTGGTAAATTTTCTTTTGAGAGAATCATAATGTTGAGTTATTGCTTTTGATAGATGCATTGCTGCCAAATACTTATCATTTAACTCCCGCCTATCAAATACCTTAATTCCTTTATCTTTTATGATAAGACGATGTGCCTTATTTGCCATAGTATTACTGTACAACCTCATAAATGGTTTGTTTTCTTTGGTTTGCAATTCAATTTCGAGGAACGGAGGATATTTGTATTTTAGCGATTTATATACTTCATCATTTATATTGAACCATGACTCGTGCTGTATGCCATTTCGAATTTTATATTTATCAGCATCACCCTGACTATAAAATGATGCCCTGATGAGATTGATAACGTGAGGGCTATAACTGATAATGGTTTTTCCCGATTCACGCAAATCAGTAAACCATTTTCTCATATTTCTGATATCAGTTTGGTCAAAAATTTTGTGTTCAATACCACGGCAAACTAGCTCTCTGACTAATAACGTAACTTCTGATCCATCTTTTCCGAACTTAATGAAGGCATCACCTGCTGAATCTCTAACTCTGTCCGGGCCAGTATAATGGTCACAAAAAATTTTGTGTGCATCCGTATTGTCAGGTTTTCGAAATGCAAAGTGAGCTTGTTTTACCTTTTTACTTGTTAGCCTCGAATATCCTTCCGATACATAGTGTGCTCCCGAAGTGTTACACATCGGACATTCTGCGTCTTCATATATGAAGCTTCGAAAACCAGCTAAGTCATCTGATATATTTTTGAGATATAACCTTTCTAATTGCTCTTTGTCCAGTTCGCTTTTAAATCTCTTTGAATAAACTGTGATTGCCATGAGTAATATCCTTTGTTAATGATTAAAAGATACAGAAAGCTTTTGAAAAAGAGGTAAGCAGCAATTCTCACTCGGTGGAGGTTCTTACTTTAGAGAGTATTTCATGATATTAACGCCATATGGGATAAAATTGAAGCCTGCACGATCATAAATTGAGCGCGTTATGTGCCCTCCGCCTCCCGGCTGCGGCGTCAAGTGTGCCCGTTCTTCAGCTATCAGTCTTGCTGATAGAGCAACATCGCGCCCTTTTGTCGGGTCAAAACGTCGCTATGATTTACTCACCTTCGGCGTTTCTTCACGTATACGCGCCACAATCGCCCTCACGGCGGCAGTGCCTGTCCAGTTAATAATGCTCAGGTTGTCAGAATTTGACGCTGTAGGGGTGCTTCCTGCCAGGCTATCGCGCCTTTTTTCGTCTTGTTTCTTTCCACCTAATCCACAGTTATTGACAGGACTCCGAGGCGCGCCGGAGGCGCTTTTTACGGTCAAAACCTCAGAATCAACGGCAGAAGCAACGATGCGCCATTGAGTGGTGCGCGTTTCATATACATGTGATTCGCCGAGGTGGGGCGCGAAAATGCCCACAACTTTTTTCACTTCTTCATCGTAAGCGTTCAGCTTATTGGCAACGCGACGTGCTACGCGCACCGTCTGATCGTCACGAGGTACATTAGCGCCGCCCTGGGCAGTCATGTACGCCATAAAGTCACCGGCATCAGCAGCAGCGCGAACGGCTTCGACTTCTTCGTCAAAGGTTTCAGTCAGACTGATGGAACGTATCCGACGACACTCACGGTAGGAACCCATCGTAGGTAAACCGATGGGATGAAACTGCGGTATACGCCATGTTGCAGCCCAGGCAGTAACAGCAGCAGCGGAGTCCGTCAGAAGCTCGCCAGTCTCGTGGTCGCGTTCGCCTTCTAATGCATAACCGTCGATATTCTTCGCGATGTACTTAGCGATGTAGCCAGCGGCACCGCCTCGGTTCAGGTGCTTACAGTCAAAGCGGTTCTTTGCAGCGCCGCGCTCGTCACCGTCTTCTTTCATGGCGTATTTACGCATGATATCGATCACGGGCTTACGCATGGCAGGCTTGGTGAATAGCATCATGTGCCAGTGCGGGGTCGCGTCGTGGTGAGGTTCTACTACACGCATACCATAAACGGATAGGCCACTGTCTTTGAACGCGGTGCGCATTTTGCTCCAGATCCCGCAAAGATAACGCTGTGCATCTTTAGGCGTATATGCCTCTTTGTCCCAGGAGTGATTTCGCTGAACACGCTTGTTATCACCTTTACCAACCATGCGGGTCGGGTGAAATTTAGAAGGGGTGGTGATGGTCAGAAACATCCCGACGTCACCATTCGCGGCAGCATATTTTTCGGTGCCAGCGATAGTGCTCATCAGCTCCATGCGGCGGATTTCAGGATTTGAAATACTCGCCATGACCTTATCGATCAAACTGATACGCTCGCCGGTTTCGACATTCTCCAAGTCACGGCTTTTTAGATAGTCCAGATTCGACAGTCGGCGGGAACGAACTTCACGGATAGCCTGCTTACTGGCATAGGGAGATGCGTCACGGTTAACCTTGCCTATTGCGATCAGCAATGACTCACGCCAGCGGGTACGCTGGCCTTTCAACTGACTTAACCACCAATCGGGATTTACCAGCCGAGACATGCCAGCGATGGCAGACGTTGCATCAAGCTTGCCTTTAGTGAATTTTGTCCAATACATAGGGCTGACGTTGAAGGCACGAGACATTCCTGCAATATCACGATACAGAGCGCATTGCGTATCAGAGTGAAGAAGTACCGCGTAATCTCCACCATGTTCAGCCAACAGCTGATCGCAACGGTCTTCATAAATGGCCTTCAATTGTCCTGCAATATTCTGTGTGAAACGACGTAGCGGTTTGTCGCTCATGCCTGGTAACTGGTGATAAACATCGGCCTCTGAGATGAATTTCATGGTGGCATTGATATTCATTGCATGGGCTTTATTAACTGCATCGATACGCGGAAGGATGCTGCGGCCAAGTGTATAAACCAGATATTTATTTGCTGCGTGAATGCCCTGAGTTTTGAGCAGGTACTTATGGCGGCCAGTGAATATTTCTTGCAGGTCTTTAGAGAGGTTTTTTACTTTGATTAAAACAGCTTGCCCCTGATCGTATTCATCACGGGTAAGCGGTCTCGGCCTTTCTTGGGGGCTGATTGGGGCTAGAGGTTTATTCCAGGGGAACGCCCAAACATCGGGCGTTTCAGTCTGAGAAGTAAAGCGATTGTTCTGCATTACAAACCGTCTTTGATATCAATGAGCAGATAGCCAGCATTAATGCCAGCCAGAATGAGCAATGCCATCGAGAACAAAATCATTTACTGTCTCGGTAATGCTTAGCGTTTAGCTCACTGATTTCCTTGCAATAGACACACAGCTCAACGCCAGGCAGAGCTGCGCGGCGTTCTTCAGGAATAGGGCGGTCACAGTCGAGGCAATACATGGAGGAAGCGCCCGTAGTGCTTATGCGGGCAGCTTGAATTTGTGACTCTAAGATCAGGTCCGCTCGTTCTTGGGCAGCGTCAATAACATCAGCCATTAATGAAATTCTCCCGCTTCGTTTTGGATGCGGGTAGCCTCAACGCGTAAAGCTTCGGCGGCTTCAGTGCCGGTCATTGCCTGCTTGATGATGAAACATGCGATAGCCTCAAGACGTGCAGCGAATACGGCTGCACGATTTAAACGTTCGTCAGAACGAGCTTCATTTATGATTTCTTCCATTATCCAATCCTGTTTTTAGGCAAAAGAATGCCCGGCGGGTTGAACGCCAATTAAATTTCAGATGTATTAATGTTCTATGTTGAGAACTGAGTCGGTTTCACTAATAAAGGCCGGAAGCGCGTTACCAAACTCAATGAGTGAGTTAAGTGCTTCAATGACCTTTATTCTTTCACTGTGCGCCAATTCAAAGAAACGCATATTGATATGACGACTTTTCAATCCAGCATGGAAGCAGATCAATTTGCGCATGGTCGGCGTACTTTCATCAAACGTTTCCTGCGCAATATTTTTCTGGCTGGTCAGCATTTTTCGGATCCCGATAATATGCTGAAAACATGCCTCTCTTTTTTCCTTCGGGATACTTTCCGAATAGCTCAATGTTTGCGATTGCATAGACACCTCAACCAAAGAAGCGTTTGTAGAAGGGCTTCCGGATCGAACCGGTTGAATACATTTGCGGTTTAGCTGGATTCCAGCGTTTGCCACCTGGTAGCTCAATCCAGCCATGTCCAAAACTGCGGGAAGGGCTTTGTCTTTTCAGCAGTGGTGCAACTGAGATACTCATCTTCACCTGTCCTATGTTGGCTCGAGTGCCTGAAATGGAAACATGCACTCTTTCACCATGATTCATATGGTAAAGTTGTTTAGCCTGATTACCTTTCGCGAGATGACTCAGGTTTAAACACATTACAAAAGGAGACATTTATGAGTAGAGAAGCCAAGGTTCACGCTCAACTGACAGATTTAGTAAAACTGTTAAAATCCATCGAAACCCCTGATGGGGCGAGTGCTTTAGGATCTGAACTCAAAGGTCTTGTGAATGAAATTGATCATCTAATTGATCAAAAATTCCCAATAGAACCGCATTTAAAAAGCTTTATCGAGCGTATCTAATAGCTTCCATAGGCCGGTCTAGACTGGCCTTATCTTCCTCAGATAAGGCAAAAATAAACATTGCAGGAATCGTGTCTGCTACTTCGGGGTGAGATCTGCGGCAATTCTTAACGGCATATGCAATTGTGCTCATTACTGCTGTGACACTTAAATGAACTGAAATCTCCAGTCCCGAATCTAAGGTGATAAGAGCACCTTCGCCATTTCGTTGAATAGATATAATTGAAGTTAAAAGGACGAATGTCCTTCCTTTATTTACATCTTGAAAATCTAAAAAAAGTAAACTGTCCTGAATTGTGGAACCAATATTTTTAGCCATGCTTTCCTCCAACTTAAATATCAATCTAACGAAGTATTACTTCGGCTCGCCCAAACCCAGCCACATTAGCCAGCCGTCGCGAATCTCTTTTGGACGCTTTTCAAACGCCAACTTCATACCTGCGTTCCAGGCTGGGAGATAGACCCAGTTTTCCGCACGTGCTGTAGGATTTTCAGGGTTACGCATTTCGACAATTGGGAGCTTGCCAGCTTCAATCATCCCTTTCACTGCTGCGGGCGTTTTGCCAATTGCCTTAGCAAATTCCGAATACGGCAGGACATCCGACACACTTACGATTTGTTTGCCCATCTGCTAATCTCTCCGATAGTGTAATTAATTGCCTATAACTGCTTTTAATTGCCAATGGTGGCAAATTTCTGCCTTACAATGGTCACATTATTTGACGATGGTATAATTATGTCAATAGAGGTATCGGAGAAAATCAAGCTCATCCGTGAGTCGGAGAGGCTTACTCGTAAGGATTTCAGTGAGTTAACTGGAATTAAATATGCAACACTTTCGAGCTATGAAAATGGAACGAAAGGCATGAGCTTAGAAATGACGATGAAACTTCTGAATCAACCTAAGTTCACAAAATACACAATGTGGTTCATGACTGATCAAATTTCCCCTGAAGCCGGACAGATCGCGCCGGTTCTCGCACACTTTGGGCAGGACGAAACAACGTCGTCCCACTCCGACAAAAAGACTGGTTAACGCTACATTTCGACTTTTTACGTTTTATAGAATCACAGAGTCTTTGCAGTACCCACGATTCCGGAGGGCTTCAATATGTCGATTAAGAAGCTCGATGATGGTCGTTATGAAGTGGACATCAGACCGCAGGGGCGCAACGGAAAGCGCTTCCGGCGTATGTTCGACAAGAAACATGAAGCAGTCGCATACGAAAAATATGTAACGGTGAATTATCACGACAAAGAATGGCTATCTAAACCGGCAGACAAACGGCCTTTATCCGAGTTGATAGAACTGTGGTGGCTTTATCACGGGCAGAACGTGAAGCACGGCAAGCTCGACAAAGCCAAACTGGAGTTCATCTGTAACCTTATGGATGACCCGTGTTCTTTCCAAATTGATAGCCTGGCTATTACAAAATTTAAGTCTTTGAGATTGGCGAAGGGCGTTAAGGCAACGACGGTAAACCGCAATTTGATGTTGCTGAGTGGTCTGTTTACTTACCTGAACGAAGCGGGTTTGTTCCACGCTGAAAATCCGTTGCATGGGGTAACGTTGTTAAAAGGGCAGCTATCATCCATGACTTTTATGTCTGCTGATGAAATTGAAAAGTTACTGTCAGTTTTGGAAGGGGACAATAAGAGGATTGCGATCCTGAGCCTGAGTACAGGAGGCCGCTGGGGAGAAATAAGCAGTTTGAAGGTTGAGAACGTCATTAATAACAGAGTGACTTTTCTCAACACCAAAAACGGCAAACCCAGAACAGTCCCGATCTCAGATGAGGTATGTAAGGTAGTCAAAAATCAGAAGTCTGGATTACTTTTTCCTGATGCCGATTATTTGACCTTCCGGCTGCTATTGAAATCGGTGAAGCCAGACTTACCGAAAGGGCAATCATTGCATGTGCTGCGACATACGTTTGCGACACATTTCATGATGAACGGCGGGAACATAATCACCCTGCAAAGAATTCTCGGACACGCGAATATCAACCAGACAATGGTCTATGCTCACTTCGCTCCGGACTTCCTGCAGGACGCAATTTCCTTTAATCCATTGAGGGGGAAAGCGGGGCTGGAGTGTCCACATAGTGTCCACACCTAAGCATCTTTATAGGGCTTATAGCTGCTTACAGCATTTATAACTCATTGATTTATAGTGATCGCGTTGTAAGCGCAGGAAAAATAAATGATAAAAAAGGCACATTTTTGTGCCTTTTGTTTTTTGAAATTCGGTAGAGTAGTGCGGCTTG